TGGAACCTCATTTTGATGAAGACTACCCGAAGAAGTTGCTGCGTGTGCAGCATCCCGGTGAGCAGGATTGGATGAAAATCTACCGTAAGGAACGGTGGCAACCCAAGACCAGAACGGCAACCGGAAGGGTTTATACGACCCTGCAAAAGATTCAGCAAGCGGATGATTTCAAAATCATTTTTAAGAATGACTTTGCCGATATCGGGATAAGTGAAAGCAACCCGAAAGGGCTACCTTCCAAATACTGTTTGGAGAATCTGCCAAAGTTTGGTTCAATCGAAACATGGACTTTCTCATTGGGACTTTCTAAGTACCTGGAGAATCCAAATTCGGTGGTTTTTGTCGGTCCTGATCTGGAATCGTGGATTGAAGACCCAACACCGGGCAACGAACAGTTCATCAACTGGGAGAAACCATATCCGCAAGTCTTCGAAGAGGATCACATCGTCTACAAGGCTGACGGTGGAATCATTTTCAAACTTGACCAGTACGAAAACAAGGACGGTGACAAGGTTCAACGGAAGTATGATCAGTTTCTTGCCGTTTCAATGGAAGGTCTGGTTCTGGTTCGTCAGATAAGGCCGTACAACGGAAGCGAGGATGTATTTGATACGTTTACTGCACCTTATCAATTCCTTCAGTATCCGATCTATTCGGTTGGGTCGGTAATCTGTGAAATTGAAGATGGTCAAATAGTTTATGATTCAATCCTTACTCCTTGCCTTCCTGCATGGAATGATGCCTTGTTTACCAATGATGATTTGTTGGTTAATAAAGCCCTGCATTCGAATCCGATCTTTTGGCGGTACAAGAATTCACCTTGCAAGACCTGTAACGGATCAGGCTTGCTATCTGGAAAGGACAACACACAACGCACTTGTGGTAGCTGCAACGGAAACGGATTGGGTTCAGAAGGTTCGCCCTTTGCCTCCATCGAAATAAACCTTCAGAAAAAGAACGCAACCAATCCAGATGTCCAGTATCCAACTGGTCCGCCTGCCGGATATATTCAACTCGACATTGCGGCCTTAGAAGCGCAAAAGAAAGACATTGATGATGACATTTACCGAGGCTTTCAAGCGATCGGAATCGAACTGTTAGCCAATGTACCTGCGGCTCAATCTGGAGTTGCGAAGCAATACGACCGGAAGGAATTAAACACCTTCTTCTTTCAGGTTGCCGTTCACCTTGGCTATCTGATTGAAGAAATATCCTTTGCCATTTTCCTGCAACGCTATCGGACGGAAATAGAGTCAAGGCTCTTGACATTGGATCAGATAGAGGCCAACAAGCCGAAGGTTGTAATCCCATCAGACTATGATGTCTTGACTACATCCGTTCTTTCTACCAACCTTTCTGATGCCATCAAAAACCAGTTTGATCCGATTATTACAATGGGCCTTACTGCTCAGTACACGGAGAAGGTGTTTGGTGAAAATAGCTATCAGTTAAAGGTCTTGAAAATCAAGACGGCCCTCGATCCATTGCAATTCATGACCACCGAGGAAAAGTTGATCCTCAAAGATTCAATGGGCTGCACGGAACTTGACTACATCACATCTGCCTACCTGAATGCCTTTGTGACGGAGTTGATTGAAGCCGATATGGATTGGATTAATGAGGCAAGGCCAAAGCAACGAGCCGATGTCAAGGCAATGGCAATCGCTAAACAACAAGAGATCAAAGCCGGATTGGTTACTTTGATGCCTGAAGAATGACCGAGAAACAACTTGATATAATCAAAAGGATTCAGACTCTTCAGGCTGAACTGGAAGAGGGCATGAACTCCCGACTGCCTGATATATTCAAAGGATTATCCGATCAAGTTATTGAACTAACAAACGACCTGCCACTTGACCCGAAGAAAAGGGCCGCAAACATCCGGGCCATCATCGGGTTGAAAACACAATTGACCAATGTCATTGTCACCAATCCCGAATATGTCAAAGAAGTTGGTCGGGTTCTGGATGGATTCAAAGACCTTAAGAAACTATCTGACCTTTACTTTAGTGAACTCATTGACGGGTTCAATGCGAAAGAGGTGTTGTATCAGGAAATCCTCAAAGCTAATGTCGAAATCACAAAGGATATGCTGTTGGGGTCAGGAATCAGGAACAACTTTGCTAATAGTATCCAAGAGGTGCTTAAGGCCAATGCATCAGGGACTACCAACCGTACTTTACTTCAGAAGACCCTTAAAGAGTTCATAGAAGGCACGGATGCTGAAAAGGCATACCTGAACCGATACATTAAACAAACGACCTCAGACGCAATTATGACCTTCAGCAGGGAGTATGACAATACTATAGCTGCTGATTTAAATTTACAGTTTTACTTCTATGCCGGAACATTGATTAAAGATTCCCGGCAGTTTTGCAGAGCAAGAGCAGGAAGGTACTTCAAGAAGTCAGAAGTGGAAAATTGGGCTAACCTGGGGAATTGGGATGGGAGAAAAGCAAATACCACCAAAAGCACCATTTTTGCCTACTGCGGTGGATGGGGTTGCAGGCATCAACTGCACCCGATAACGAAGCTACAATATACCTTGGCCGAGAAAAGAGGCTCAACCGGGTTGAAGTAATTCATATTCCGCAATTGATTTAAATATCTGAAACGCAACCTGAGGAACTATGGCGTTACCTGCCGCCTTTATGGATTCGTTTCTCCATTTAGGAAAGGTAATAGAGTCCAGTCTGGCGGAAAGCCCATCATCTCCAAAACGAATGGGGGATTCAGTTGGGAAGTTCCGCCACCCACTTTGTGTGCTATCTGCTCCGCTAAATTGCTGTTCTCCGCATTTGGCTTGTTGTGCCGTTTCAAGGAATCCATTGTCATTCCGCTCCTTAACCCATCCGATGCACTTGGTGTTAACATCATCTTGTTGAAAACGTGAGCTGTGAGATTGTTCTGATGATCCTCCCTCCATTTTTTTGTCGCTTTGTCCCCATCTTGCACTGTTGGTGTTGGCAACATCCCTATTATCGCATTCGGTAAGTTTTGATTTAACCCATTTGGGTGATTTGGTGTTATTGAATGACCCTTGTAATCCCTTTGATTTGATGTCGGCAGCATCCCCGCCTTTGCCATCTGAGTCAAGTGAAGTCCATATTCGGTCCCCGTTGTTTTGCTTATATTTTTCCCGTCTGTCAGTTCTCGTTGATCCATCCTGTCGGTTAGTTTTACGGTGAGCAACAAACCACACTCTGTCTCTTCTGTGTGGCGCATTGACGGCACAAGCTGGCAGTACAAACGGGAATACTTCGTACCCCTCAGCTTCCAGGTCAGCTTGCACTTCGTGGAATACCAACCCTCCTGACCAATTAACAAGGCCGAGAACATTTTCGCCCACGACCCAACTTGGCTGAACTTGTCTAATGACTCTAAGCATTTCCGGCCAGAGGTGTCTCTCATCTTCTTTGCCAAGTCGTTTTCCGGCTGCGGAGTAGGGTTGGCAGGGAAATCCTCCTGTGAGAATATCAATTCTGTTTGCATATTTTGTAAAATCTGTTTTTGTTATATCTCCGAATCCTTCCGCTTCTGGAAAATGATGTTTTAATACTTTTTGTCCAAATTCATTCCATTCACACCAAGCTAAAGTATTCCAATTCATCCATTTAGCGGCAAGCGAGAATCCTCCTATTCCTTCAAACAATCCTAAGTGTGTCATTCTGTAATTTGCAACAAAAGTAATTAACTCAAACAATATTCAATAGATTATTTTTACAAAAAATTGAACCATGAATACTTGCCTTCTTGATTATATCGGTTTACGAGGTTGCTCAACCACCGAACCAGAATCTGGTGTGTACATTAATCAGTATCCCGGTATGTCAACTGAACTGATCGACAAGGTTGCATCGAGTGATCAGGTGACCTTTTCGCAGGTCTGGAAGGACATCCAACAGACTGCATATCTTGAACTCAAGACAAGTGTTCAAAAGGCATTGAAGGACTTTGCCGGTGCAAGGTTGGATCAGGTTCTATTCCAGACATCCAGACTTTTCGTCCAACAATGGCAACAGATTAATCCCGTTCCTGAAGAAGCAATATTCAAAGGTGTATTCACATCAATCGCAGGGTCAAAGTATGCCGGGTTGCGAATCAAGAAAGCCTACATCTACAATTCCGGTGCAGTTGCAGTTCCCAATGTGCCAATCAAGATATTCCAATGTCAGGATGGTACGGTACTTTGGGAAACAACCGTGACGGTTCAACCAGGGGCAAACACAATCAACATTGGGCAGACTTTCGGGTTGGTCTTTGACAAGATCAATATTGCCATGTTGGTAGACTGCACAAACTTACCAACGCTAACCGGGCAATTCATTGATAACGGCTCATGGAACTGGCAAGGCATGGATGCCCAATGTGCCTCTCGTTACTATTCATGGTTGAATACATCCGGTTACAACATCTTCCCGGTTACCGCCCCATTGAACTATGGATTAGGTGAATTGTGGAACAATGACTTCAGCCAATCGGCAATCTATTGGGATGCTGAACTGCTCTGCTCATTGGATTCATTTATCTGCGGACAAAGGGAGTTCCTTCTGGAGTCATGGGGCAATTTACTGGCTGCTCAGACTCTCCGTTTTAAGTTAGGGTCTAACCGTGTCAATTACTTCACACAATCCAACACAGAGCGCACAGAGCGTTCTCTGGTCACCTTTGAAGAGAAGTTCAAAGATGCAATTGATAATTGGGCTGAACAGTTGAACCTGGGTGCTGAAGGTTTGTGTTTTGACTGCGAAGATCAGGCCATGATTGCGACTACAGGAAGGAGGCCATAAAAAAAGGCCCAACATAGTCAGACCTCTTTCTTTTGTTCAACTTTTAACTATTCTTCAATAAGAACCCATTCGGCATTTGGATTCCATGCATGATACATTACCCGTTCTGCCTTAATTTTTGGAATTGGCTGATCGTTTAATTCCGTGTAGTGGATTGCAAATAGGTTGTTGTTGATCTGATTGAAGATTACAACGTATCCATATTTTTCAAAGAGATGCATTCCGGCCGCAAAGGAGAACCCGTATTTATTAGTCCCGTCCCATGTGTATCCATCTTCATACTTCAATTTTAATTTAACATCAACGGCTAAAGTCGCATTGAATTCAGCAACAATAAGTCGGAATTTAAAAGACTTAAGAAGCGATTCAAGAATATCGTAATCAAATGAATCAATGTCGATGTTGAGGAAGTCAAATTCCTTTTCATCCGTTTCATTACTGACCAAATCAACAATATTATCAGGCTTCACAAATGCCTGTATAATGCCAGGTGAATGTGCATTCATGTCAAAGCCAATGCCAGACCATCCGGCCTCTTGTAGAGTCCGTGTGTTGCTGATTGTACCACCATATCCACCTGCTCCCACATCAAGAAACCTTCTCTTTCCCGGTCCGATATGTTTGAAGATGAAATCGATATATGTCTCCTCGCCAAATTGAGAATGCCCAGTTACTGGGATTATTTTTTTTAATTCTTTGATCCAGTTTTTCATGCGTTTATTAACGGTAAAAGTTGTGTTTCAATCCTGTATTTCCAAGTGTATTTTGACTCGCAAAGTTGGTTGCCAGACATTGCAATTCTTAATCTTTCAGATTCATTTTTTTCATTTAGATAAAAATCAATTTTTGAAATCAATTCATCAATCGAATTCCAGTAAATTAAATGATTCCCATTTTCGAACTCTTCTTCAATTTCTTGGAATTTATGTGAAAGGCAAAATGCTCCACATCCTAAAATCCTAAACAACCGATCACTTGAATACCTTTTTAAATCATAATGTGAAAGGCTAATTGCAATTTTACAATTGCGATAAATAGATGCTTCATCATGTTGTTTAAGCCACTTTGCACTACCCCATCCATTGCCAAAGACACCGAAGCGATTCCCGTATCTTTTTTGTAATTCATTAACCATTTGAATCCGCATCCCAGAAAGCGGAAACATTCCGGGGTAATTATTGCCCATGAACACTATTTCCGGCCCTGCAAGCTTTGGATTAGTTGTGTTATAAAATTCCACATTATAACCTATCTGGAAGTATTCAGATTTAAAGCCCAAAGATTTAAACAAATCAGAATCGGTCTTATTGGAAAATAGAGTTGTAACGTATGGTGCAAGGTCGTGATACCATCTTGGAATTGGCTGCCTGACATCTCCGGTAAAGTTAAAAATCTTGATTCCTTTTTGAGAAATCATTCGAATCTGAGATACTGAAAGAATCTTATCTGATTGAATTTGAAGAAACAAAACATCAAATTTTCTCCTCATCAATGCATTTTGAATTACTTGAACTAATCGCCCCTTATGCGAAGGAAAGTTATATTCCTCGTAATAGGTTGAAATACCACGAAGAGCGTTTCTAAGGCTCGTCTGTGGCTCGTGGTTGTCAAACAGACCGATATGTAGTAGTTTCATTTATGTAGTGGGGTTTGATTAACAGATAGGGTTTTGCAACCGTTGTTTTACGGTCATAATTCCGAATATTTGAAGAATGTAGATGTATTGATTTAATTGATCTTGAAGGATTGAGAACGGTGTATCCGGCTCTTGCAATCCTTTCTGCAATTGCATTGTCACAACCTGGAATACCAAGACTAAAGTAGGAATCTTCAATTGGCTTTATTTGTCCTCTGAATACCCATGCATCTTGTGAATCGTCATGGTCATATAAGATATTACCATCCCATCTTGACAAAGCATAGACTTCATTTTCCTTAATCATTTCAAAATGATCAAGGCTTTCAAAGTAAATATCAGAATTTGCAATTATTGAAATATCCGATTCTTCAGCCAAAAGATTGACTTGTGAAAAAAAGTCAGCAAAAGAAAGTCTGGAGTTAAATGATATGATATTGTCCGCACCAAAAACATTTT